AATCCATAAGAGTTATATTTAAATACAAAATCAGATTTGTTTATTAAGTTATAAATTAATTCTAATATTTCATTTCCACCAATTGCTATATTGGTTCTAGACATAGCTGTAGCTACAAATATTCTTACAACATATGGTAATGAAGATTCTGATGAATCATTGGTTTGTGTGTTATTCATTGAACCACCAAGTACACCAGGTAGTGTACCAGCAGTAGTAACAATTCCTGCATTAGCTATATCTAATAAATATGTTGTTATACCTCCCAAATAAAGATCCGCTAAACCAGCTGCATCATTAAGTAGTAAATTTAAAGCTATTTGACCAGCTGTTGAAGTACCAGCACCAGAAGCAGATCCAATTACATTTACTCCGGCATTAAGACCACCACCAGTACTACCACCATTACCTGCAATCATACCCCAATCACTTGCTTGATATTGACCTTTAGCACCTTCAATAGTTTTACTTCTAGTACCTAACATTTTATGCATAGCATAACCAACACCAATAACAGCAGCTATTATTGCAGCACCATTTCTTAATAACTTAAATTGAGGATGATCTTCTGATGCTTTAAAATAACCGCTTGAGTTACCACTTACATATCCATATAATCTAGTTTCATATGCATTAAGAAAAGGTTTAGTAAACATTAGATCAGGTGAAGAAAAACTAAATACTTTTTTGGAATATCCTGAAGGATCACCAAGTATAGCAGGATCAGAACCCAATGGTTTAAAATCACGTATTGATTCACTATAGTTATCACAACTTTCTGTTCTATGAATATCATTTGCTTTTCCATCATGAAAATAGACATCAGGTCTTAAATCATTGTATGGATAGTTAGGATATAAACCTTGAACATTACCACCTATTAAATTTTCTGCATTGGGTATAGTATACTTACGCATATTTCTAAATAACCCTTTTGCTAAAATAGATTTGGCACCAGCTCTAGAACCTCTTAATAATTCATAACCAACAACATTTGTAATATATGAACCATCATTGTTTTTTGGTCTACCTATATTTGTAAATTCAACACCCAAAACATTAATCAAATCTCCATTTGTTGTACTAATATGTAAAGGTGAATTTGCACCTCCTATTTCTTCTGTGGGGAACTTATGATGTCTTATTGGTTTTCCACAAAGATTACCCCAGATATCAGGTCTATTAGCTGGATATATTTCTGTTGATTCCCAATATCCCATTTCACCTCTAGCAATAATTAATGAACCATCTGGTTGAACTTCATTTAAGTTTTGTGCTGTAATTGTTCCTGTATTATATACTTTATAGATTGGATCACCAGCACTATCTAAAACATTATTTCCATAAATAATAGTTGTCTCTAAAGAAGGTGTTCCACCAGGAACAGTAAAAAGTCTTGGTGCCCTTCCTGGAATATGATAAGAAGAAGATCTTTCTCCTGTATTATAAATCCATCTAATAAAAAATGCATATTGTTCATCTCTTAAGAATCCCATCTTGTTACCACCTAAATGATAGTAACTAGAATCTATTTGATTTGATACCCAATTAACTTTAATATCATTTGCTATTGGTTGATAATTAAAATCAAACTGAGTTACTGGTCCTTGTCTAATAAGCCAATCATTTACAACAAACATTGCATTTGATTTCTCATAAGCAGGACTTCTTTGAGGAATTACTTTTAAATCAATAGCTATTAATGTATCATCAATAAAATCAATATTAATATCTTGTTGTTGTGTACTATAAAGACCTATACGTTTTGCATATATTTGACCTTGATTTCTTATAAGTAAAACTACTTCATAATAATCATAATCTTTATCTATATTACTAACCTTAATATTTAATGAACCTCCTGTACCAGAATGTGACCACAAAGTTTGAATATTGGAAATACCAATATAGTCAGTTACTTTTTGTTCATTTTCAGTATAAGCTATAAATACTTGATAAGCACCGTTTTGCAACATACCACCATCAATTGATTTAGTTAAACTAATACAAGGAGTATCTACTAAAGGAGCCAATCTTATTTTTTCACAATTTAAAGATGCTGTATCAATAGAAGTTATACATGATGCACCAGGTGCTGATGTTATAAGTTGTACCCAAGGTACATTATCAATATTTAAACTACGGGATGGGTTATTACCATCATCCCAATATGTTTGCCAACTGCAATCAAAATTTTCTTTTGCTGCTCCTATAATTAAGTGTTTTCTATTAAAATTTAAACATGGATCATTTACAATTACTTCATATTTACACTCACTATCATTAAATCTTCCAATTTCTGAATTTATATCATCTGTTGAAAAAACAATCCATTCATCACCATATCTATGTATCGCTCCAATAATAGTATAAGGAATTACACCACATTGTAAATTAGATGGCTCATTGCCTATTACACCAAGATCACCATCTGTAGAATTATTCATTGCATTACGGGCATGCCACCAGCTTGATTCTGGTTCCATTGCTTGAGTAATATCTTTATTCATTCCTTTAATAAATGAATTAGTATTTACAGAAGATGTTCCGGGATTATTATTTTGCTTTGCCATAATACTTCACCTCTTTATTAATAACTTATAGAATTATGTAAACTTGGATTATGGGGTGCATAACTTAAAAACATATTATAATAATTATGATATTGAGCTCTTCTATTTAATGTAAATACTTTTTGCATTTCTGCAAAATCAGGTGTATTAACAAATGATAATGCATTGTTTCTTGCAGCTCTTAAACGTGTTTCTACTAATTGCAATTGAGAAGACATTTGTTCACCTTGCCAAATCATATTTTCTAATATCCTTTGCTTTAACGCATATTCATAATATTCATTACAAAAAGGTTGATCAAGAACCAACAAATCTCCATTAGGAGCTTCCATTGCTCCTTGATAACTAATATATACCTTTCCTGTTACAAAACTTGTAATCAAAAAACCATCTACTATTTGAGCAATATCTGGTGCTTGTGCTCCTAATCCTGGACAATAGCAAACTTTATTATTTACATCTTCAATTTTTAATTGAGTCCAAGTACTAAAAGTTCTATATTGATTAGGTCCAATTCTTTGAACTAACTGATAACTATTATTATCATCACAAGTTTCTACAACACATACATCCGCACAATCATCTCCTGTAGAACAAGATGCAATTTCTCCTGGTGCTGGTACATAAGGTACATCATTAAATGTTTCAACATGAGTACCTGATGGCATTGTTGCATTTATAGTATATTCACCACATAAAAAAGCATAATTTATATATGCAAAATCTCTTGGTAATTGAGCTCTACCATGTTCAACATCAAGCACAGCTTGTTTAGTTCTATGGATTCTTAAACCAAGATCATAGTTTACTCTAGTGGCAACTTTAATAAGTTGTTGAGGCTCAATCATTCCTTCCAATGCATATGTTGAAAAATCAATAGAAACATCTTCCATTAATTGAGTGAACGTTCTGTATTTATTTGATACTCCCATTATCTGTGTATGTTTTGTTTATTGTCTGAATCTTCAGATGGAACTTTTAAAGTATTCATCATTGTATTTATAACTTGTGATTCTATTCCTGCAAATAGTGCTTCTGGAAGATAAATTGGTTGTTTATAACGTGGGGTACAATCATCCTTTTCATCACAATTCCATTTAGTAATATCAGAATTCCAAACACCCTCAACCTTTATAGCATCCCATTCAATATTTGGAGAATAGATATAGCCATCTAACCACCAAAAATATTTAACTCTATTGTACTTAAAAGACGTTGTTTTTGTCATAGAGGTATAAGTACCCGGTTGAGTTGCTTGAAGCTCTTGTGAGCCATCTATGGAGCTTACAGTGCGTATTAGTGGACCCCAGTAACCTTCAATCATGGAAGGAAGCCTTAATTTTGTACGTTTGATTGTACAACCACTTGTAATTCCTGAACAACCGGCCTCTACTTTGTCTACATCAATTAATTCAATGTAGGGAAGAGCCTTCCACACAGAATTAAACTTCATTAGTTTATTAGCATAATCTTGTCTCCTCATTAATAATTGAGCAAACTTTTCTATTAAACTATATATGTATCTATCTGTTACAAAAGAATCTTGGACTTCAGCCTTAACCTGTCCTCGTATTCTTGATATTGCTTCTGCTATTGTTGACATTTTGTTTATGTTTCAAATTCATTATAAAATTCTAATTCCTTTTTGGATTCTTCTGCATTTAAATCATATAAATGAGCTACCCTATATTTGTTTTTCATTACAATATATTTGGTCCAGTTTTCTGGATAGGCTTTAGCCACTGCTCTTTTAAATTCTCTACATGCTACAAATCTCCATAATTCTCTATTTTTAAACCTATATTTAGTTGACCAGTTAGTATAAAATATTTTACCTAAATTACCATCTGTTTCCCAATTCTTATTTTGCAGTACTTTACCATATTGTTGAGATAACGCATAATTTGTATTTACCGTCTTAGCTGAAGAACATGTTCCAATAAACAAATATCCTAAAGAATCAGGTAACTCCACACCATCTCTATTTTTTATTACTGCCTGCCATAAATTTGTATTATATAATTTAATTATCTTTTTTAACTTATCATTATCTATATTGGAATATAATGGTTTTTTTTCTTTAAATTCTTTTATTGTTTCTTCATTTAATATACCTAATCTTTTTTCTCTAAATCTTGGTGCATTTAAATTTGGTTTTTTAAAATTGTTTATCATATGGTTATATTTATAATTTACAAAAAAAACAGGACTTAATGAAATTTAAGTTGTTCCTTTATATTGATTGATGAGTTAATTCACATATATTTCCTGTAATTGGATGTTGTAATTCCAATTTTCCAGATCTTCTATTACAAACAAATTTATTATGATAGTGGTAATAATCTGTTTTTCCTAAACTAGGAAGGGTTTTATGAATAAACCCCACTGTTTCAGCAGTTGTCATATATTCCATTTTTCTTTCTGTATGAAAGTGGCCTGTAAATAAGGTTCTATTAATTGTATTTCCCCATTCTTTTGGATATTCTGTAGCATATATTAATCCTGTATTTTTACTTGGTTTATCTCCATGCTCAAAGGCATTAAAATTATTATGCCATATATGAACTTTTCTTTCTTCATATTTTATATCCCATGTTATATCCTGATTTTTAACTGACTTAGATAATGCATGAACTAAATGGTAAGAAGATAATCTGTCATGATTTCCTGGAATATATATGATTACTAATTTTTCACAATATTGTTTGATATAACCTATAGCCCAATGCATTGCATCAAAAGCATTTATGTAAGCATCAGTTGCTAACATAGAATTATCTAATGGTGTTCCTCCTGTTGTTGTTCCACCAAAAGTATCCATATTAATTAAATCACCACCAACAACAAAATATAATACTTTAATGTTATGTGATGTTATAGCTTTATTTAAAAGAATTTTTATTGTATCCTCAAAATCCTTGTCTATTGTTTCATTTCCTTGTTTTCCAAAATGAATATCTTGCAAAGACATTATGCCACATACTTCTTCTTTATTAGAGTTATTATACCTATGTAAAGCTGGTATTTTGTAAGTCTTTGGTTTCCAATTCTTTATAAGATTTATTAGTAAATCTTCCTTTGTGTTTTCTTTAAGTTTGGTAATTAAAGCTGAAACTCTCCAATGGTCTCCCATTTGTTTATTCCAATATTGTGATAACTTCCAAACCTTTGTATCAATTTTTAAAAGTTTAATTATCTCTTCTGCAGTCTTTGGTTCATATGTAAAAGAACCTGAAATTGTTGATACACCTTTTTCTAAATCTACAGATTCTGTTATATTAGTTCCAACTTTATTTTTATTATTAATTTCATTTTTGATTGCAACATATTCTGATTCTAATATTCCTAATCTTGCTGCACAAATTGTTACTGATTTTTTCCATTTTAATGATTCAAGCACCTTATTTTTTAAATGACTCATATATTATTATTTTGGATTAATTGTGTAAATGTAAATTTTTTTTTTAATTATATTGATTTATCTCTAAAAAAAAAGAGACTGAGTTTCCTCAGCCTCTCTCAACGCCTGTGATAGAAAACCAACAAACCATCACTCTTGTTGTTTTTTTTCTTTTTATATTGCTAGTGTAGAAAATAATATTTCTATTGGTTTACAAGCTCCTGAAATTCCAGCATCTAATACTCTTACTTTATAAGCAGTACTAGCTACCAAATTAGTTATTGTATAATTAGATATAGTTGTTACTATTGGTGCAGGATTAGCTAAAATCCAAGATCCTGGTGCAATTTGAGTATTATAGTAAATATTTATACCTGTACTTCCACTCCATGTTCCATTCCATAATACGGATACTGTATTTTTTGTAATAACACCAGCATATACATTATATGGATTATGTTGTAAATCATTTGATGTACAAACACCTAAACCATTTGATAGTATCATTGCAAATTTTTGTATGATTGAATCAAGTCTTTCCCCTTTAGTTATTTGTAATAACGTTGCTGCAGAACCTATTTGAAAAGATGTTCCACAATAACTTACACATTCTGCACATTGTATGTCATCACATCTTTCACTACCAACACTACAATCTGTATATGTACATGGGTTAGTTAATGCTGTATCAGCACAACTACAACTACTACTACATTTTGAACAATTACATGCCATTTTTATATTTTATTTTAATTAATATGATTTAAATGTTACAGTTGCCGCATTTGTAGTTGTATCATATGCTATTGAAGCCATATTTCTTTTTACACTTACACCTGATGAACAATTTCCAGCAATAACACTTATTGGAACACTTGTTGCGGCTGCAACAACCGTACCTGTGCTTACAAATCTATTTGTTTGAATTCCACCAATTACTTCAAATGAAATAGTACCTCCTACAAAAGTTTGATATTTTATAGATATTGGATATGCACCTGCGGGTCCACTATGCCAGCCAGCAAATAATTCTGCTATAACATTAGTTTGAGCTAAAAGACCACTAGTTTCAAGATTTTTAAAGTTTATAATAACTGATTCACCATAAGTACCGTCAACAAATTGTCCCTCATCATCCCCACCCCAGAAAAGATAAGATGTATTCATATTAGCTCCAGAAGTAGGTATTACATTGCCTGGTGATGGTGTTCCACAACCAACAACTCCTGTACCTGCTACATAACCTGTAGTATTACTAGAACTAGATCCTGCTAATGTAGCATTTGGATATCTAAAAGTAGTAAGTGTATCTAAATCATAATCTTGACCAAGAGGTGGCGCATATTGATAAGTTACAATGATATAGTCAAAAGCAGTAAGTACTATTGTTTGTGATGTTGTAAATGATACTGTATTAGTACATATTTTAGTTTGACCACCAATTTGAACAGTAATTCTAACATTATATAGTACACCTGTTGCTAAACCTGTAAATACATGTGATACTGAAGTACCGGGAGAATTTTGTGTATATGTTGCCGTAACAACACTTGTTGCATTATTAATAATGTCTATAATATAAACGGCAGTACTTCCCAAATTATTTCCAAATGATACTGATGCCCCAGTAGCTGTAATATTACCTACAGTAGGATCAGTTGGACAAGGTATAACTCCAGGAACTGCTTTTACTATTGTATTATTACATGTATCAGTACCATTTGTAACACAAAATGCTATACGAGTAGTTAAAGGACCAAATGTATTTAAAGAAGGTATTGATATTGTAACACCACCCGCTGAATTTTGTAATGATGTTACACTAACTGTATTTGTAACTGAAACATTCAAACTATCTGTAATTGTAATTACTGTACTACCTGCACAATCATTAAAACCTAGAGGTATAATACAACCTGTATCCGTTACCGTATTTTGGAAGTTAAAATTAAAGCCTGATATTGTACCATTGCTGGCTAATATGTTTGAGGTTGTATATCCAAAAAGTACACCATCACAACCTGAAGGACAACACCTAGTTTGAATACTTGAAATAGCATCATACATATCACATAACACAGACCATATATTTTGTGTAGTTTGTGCTAAATTTATTGGAGTATTATTCCATCCAGTTATTGAACCATATGTTACTGCTGAATTTGCTAACGTTGTTGTAGTTGATAATATACATGAACCCTGACTAATAGCAAGATTAATTGCAGCAGGTAAACCTACTGCTGTTTCTAATGCACAAAATCTTGCCTCTAAAGCAAGCAATAAAACTGATACACTTGTTAATTGACCTACATTAATAATACATGTTGGTACAACCTGGGTTTCTGCAACAGAACCTGAACATGGTAATACACATGTTTCTAAAACTGTAAGTCTTGTATTATAATTAGTTAATGTAGTTTGAATATATGATATGCTTGTAAGTATACTACAGACTCTTTCTGCTATTTTTGAAGCAAATAAATCTAAACGTAATTGTGTTACGGGATTACCTGTTGTAGGATCATCATAGATCAAACATGAAGGTAACGTCATTATTGGAAGATTATTTTGAACGTATGATGCCGGAGGCAAATCACTACCATTCTTAGTACATATTGCAACCACCATTGCCTGTAAAACAGGAACTAATGTGGTAGGAGTTGTACCTGGTATATTAAGGCAAGTTAAATTTAAACCTGTTAAAAGAGGATTAGATGTTACACCTTCCTCAATTAAGTCACATACCAATTCAGCTAACTTAGCTGTTACTTCACTAATTGTATCTCCATTACATAGGTTGATACAACTGATATCTGGACCTTGCCAAATAACACAATTGGATGATATACTATCACATCCGTTAGTTGAAATACTTGAATTTGTTGGAATCATAAATATCTTATTTTACTATAACGCAAATGTTTATTGTGCTCTATATAGTTATAATATACAAAAAATTTTATAACCAAACAATAAAATTTAGTTATAAAATTTTTTTATATAAAATATTCATGTATAAAGTTTACCCTAAAGGGTTTCCAACTGGTTCCATTGGAGATATGGTTCCGTCAGCTAAATTAACATTTACCTGACCATATTTGTCCTCAAGATTTTTTGCAATACCCTCCCATTCTGCTCTTACTTCAGAATATTGTGAAATCATTGCTTGTTTAGCTAATTCAGCATTTCCTAAATTTAAGGTAATACTGTTAATTTTTTGTTGAACTTCAACAAGTTTTTGTAATTCTTCAGCTGTTAATTTTTTAACTTCAGCATCTACTTCTTTTGGTAATTTAGTCTTTGTCATTTTTGGTTTCTTTTAAATGTTTGTACAAATATATGATTTATTTATTAATCCCAAAATATTTTAGATATAATTTTGGTTCCTTTTAAATTTTGCACTATTAAAGATTTCATTGCTTCAACTTGTCTTTCTGATACATTTTCAATAATATAATCTAGAATTTCTTGTTTAATTAAATGTCTATAATCTTTAGTTATTATTTTATGAGCATTGCTTTTTGCTTCTGGTATTAATAGTGTACCCATTAAACTATACTTCTGATCTTTATATATTCCTATAAATTCATATGTAATTTGAGTAATAACATTAGTAAAATTATTTATTTCAATATTTTCTAAGTCCCAACTATATATTATTTCTTCAATTGGTTCAATAGAAAATATAGGTTTAATAACTCTTGTTGTAGGTTTTACTTCTTTTGGTTTGGTTACTGTACTTTTTACTGCAACCACTGGTTTTACTATAATGGGTTCCTCAACCACAATTTTTTTAATTTTTTCTTTTTTAAAAACTTCAGGTTTAATAATTTCTTTAGTTTTTAATATTTTGTTTGTTTTTTTTTTTATATTCATAATATTAATGGTTTATATTAGATTTTTTGTATTTAATCTATAATAGGACATATACCCAAATATTGAAAAGAACAACCTGCATCAATTATAGTCTGATAACCATATTCATTTCCATTTATGTAATATCCTTGGGCAGCGCATGTTGCACAAGGATTAATGCCATCTTGATAAATAACCGTAGCTAAACTAAAATTAGCATTATTAAGACCATAAGTTTGTGATAAGTAAGGTTGTCCACATGGATTTTGGTTTGCATCAAAACCAAGAAACATTGTAGTGCAAGCAACAGCTAGTTTATTATAATTATAAAAACTACTCATAGTTATAGGCTGAGATACCGGAGGATGTGAAGGAGATGATAAATTTATTTGTGGATAAACCTCACCAGAACCATGTGTGTTGCCTCCAAATATTAAATCATATATGAAAATTGGACTGCTAACATTACCAGAACCATACGTACCGTATAAACACTCTTGAGCTAAACCAAGTAAATTTAATTGTCCTGATGATGGTACCATTTTATTTTAAACTCTTTTTTAAGAAGTCTACTTCTGCACTTAATTCTTTTACTGCTTCAATAAGAACTCCTATTAATTGATTATAATCTACAGTTTTATATGCTACATCTTGATCAACCTCTTTTACCAATGGCATTTTGTGTTCTATAACAGCATGTGGAAAAACCTTTTCTACTTCTTGAGCTATTACACCTAAAGAATGTTTACCTTTTCGTGAGCCATATTTCCATTCATATTCTACACCTCTTAATTTTTTTACTTTATCAAGAGCATTATCAATTGATACTATATTTTCTTTTAATCTTTTATCAGAAAAAATAGTTGAAAAAGCTACAACATCACCTAAAAAATCAGCTTTTCCTGCAACATCTATTCTTGCAACTTCAGCAAGATTAGAATATGTTGATATATTTCCATTAGTATTATAATATGTATATGTATTTGTACTATTTCCAAAATATTGATTTGCTTGGGGAGTACAATATTGAGGAATAGAAAATACCGTACCTGTTAAATCTAGTCCTATACCTGCAGTATATGAACTACCACCAGAACCATTTGCTGCTAAGGTAATTCTACCTTGAGCATCTACTGTAATATTTGCGTTAGTGTAAGCTCCTGCTGTAACTGCAGTATTAGCTAAAGCAATTGTTCCGGTTGATGTTATTGTACCTCCACTTAATCCTGTTCCTGCTACAACGGATGTAACAGAACCATTACCTGTACCTCTTGCACTAACCTGACCTTGCAATTTACCTAATGCTGCATTTAGAGTATCTGTTGCTGCTAGTGCTGTGTTTGCTCCTGCAGCATAACCTGTTATAGCAGATGATAGTGCAATATATGAATTCGGATTAGTTGAATTGTATGGTGTAAATCCTAAAGCTGCTTGTTTATTGTTAAATGTAGTCCAATCTGTACTACTCAAATAACCATTTACACTTGTTGTTGCTTGAGTTATTCCAATAGTACCAGTTGATGTAATTGTACCACCTGTTATTGGTGCTGTGGTTGCTATACTTGTAACCGTTCCTGTTGCTGAACTTGTACCAGCACCAATTGCTGAACGGAAAGTAGCAGCATCTAATGCGGTAACTGTATTATCTGCATTAATTCTAGGGAATGTTATTGCGGTTGGATTTGTTAATATAAAGAAATTTTGTCCAACTGTTGTTCCTCCCAAAGAAGTTCTTCCAGTTGAAGCAGTTAGTCCTGTAGCTCCACCGTCCCATTTTAATCTATCTGTATAAGATGTATCCCAATTTGCTTGACTTGCTGTAGTAGGTATTGAATAACCTGCAGTTAAAGATATAGCTAATGTGCCAGATGTTGTTATTGGTGAACCACTGACAGTTAACCCCGTAGGAACGGTCATTCCAACTGAAGTAACAGTTCCTGTATTAGATGTTTTGTTATTAAAGGTAGTCCAATCCGCTGCACTCAATGCACCACGATTAGCTGCTGATGCTGTTGGTACATTTAAAGTAATTACAGGCGTTGTTGTACTTGTTGCAACTGTAGAACTTAAATCTGTACCTGTTGTGCCTAATGTTAATGCAGCAACTGATGTTACTGTACCTTGTGGATTTGCAGCTGTTGTAATAGAAGTTACTCTACCGTAAGTATCAACTGTTACTACAGGTATTAAAGATGCCGAACCTGTAGTTCCTGGAGTTGCAATACCTGAAGTTAAATTAATTGTTGGAATTCCTGAAGTACCAGCTATAGTTAAAGTAGTTGAAGTTATTGAAGTGACAGTTCCACTACCTTTACCATTAAAGATATTCCAATCTGTGCTTGTAAGGTAACCGGATACACTTGTTGTAGCAGCAGCCATAGAAATAGCTGGAGTTGCACCTCCACTTGAAACTACTGGAGCAGTACCAGTTACAGAAGTAACTGGAGCTGACCCGCTTGATACTGCAGTTACTAAACCTTTACCATTAACTGTTACGCTAGCATTTGTAAATGATCCTACATTGGCATTTACAGTAGCTAATGTACCTACTGCAGTAACATTGCCAGATCCGTTAAATGATGGGCTTGTATAAGTTAAATCACCTGTAATAGCAATCGTCCTACCAGTTGTCAATGAAGCAGCATTACCTGTAATTGATATTCCCCATGTACCAGTTGCTCCTGTACCACTGTTTAAAGGATATCTATCATCTAAATCTACAGTTAATGAAGCTAAACCAGTTCTACCTAAAGTTAAAATACCAGTTCCTGTATCCCAAGCTAAACTTGATGGATAATTGTTAGTATCTGTTGCAGCTATAGTTATTGTATCTGTTGAAGTATTAGTAGTAATGGTAATATTAGAACCATTTGCAAAATTTAATGTATCATTATTAATATTAGCAGTTACAGTAGTTTGACCAGAAACCGCAATATTTTTAAATATTGCTTGAGAAGAACCCAAATCTGTATTTGTAATAGTGAGTGTACCTGATGAAGTAACTGTTCCTCCACCACTTATTCCTGTACCGGGAGTTATTGTAATAGATGTGACCGTGCCACTTCCTGTACCTGCTCCAATATCAGAGCGTACTTGAGCAGCAGTTCTATATTTAATTAAACCACTATCTGAAACTAAAAAAGTATCTGATGCTGTAGCTAAATTAGATATAGTTGATACAGTTAATGTACCAGCTTGTATGTTTTGACTATTTAAAAATCTTATTGCCATCTATCTATTTTTTGTATTGGTTCCAAAAATACAATTTATTATTTATTAAAAGAGGGAAATCACGGATTATTGTGAAATCCCTCTTTATAAATAAATATTATTTATCCTATTTTTGTAACTAATACTCTAATAGGATTTACAGGAGGTGTGCCAAATGTAATAGTTAATGTATTTGCACTTGTTCTAACAACATCTGCAAAAACTGTATCTAAAAGAATTGTATCATATAATTGAACAATTACATCTGCTGTATTTAAACTGTGAGTAACAACTCCTGTAGCAGTAACTGTTACTTTGTATTCTCTTGCAACAACAACAGCAGCAGAAAGTGTATTTATATTAGAAACTAATTGAGCTGGAGTTATAGCTTTAGTAGTAACTGAACCTGCAGTAGCTTCAGCATCACTAGCAATTAAAATTACACCAGGATTTGCTGTAGTTGATGATTGAATGTTCTCACTGGTAAATGCTGTGATAACACCATTTGTTAATGAAACAGTATTAATTACCGCAACACCTGATGCACCATTGTTTCCAATATCAATACTTGTACTTGTACCAACAGTAGGGTTATATGTTCCTGTAGTTTGTGTACCTAAAATAACACCACCTGCTTTAATGGTAACTTCACCACCCGCACTTACTGCAAAACTTGCAGCAGCAAAACTGGCAATACCCACTGTAGTTGTAGTAGCTAAATCAATATTATTTTGAACTCTTGTCCAGTCAGTTAATACTGTAGGTGTATTAACATTTGCAATAAGCAAATCACCTATTCTAACTTGTTCACTAAAGAAAGTACCATCTGCTGTAACAGTATAAGTAAATCCTTTATTAACAGTGACTGTAGGAGGTACATCCAAGTTAGGTGTATTTGTAGAAGCATTGTAACCACCTTGATAAATTAAAGCACCAGAACCAGCAAATGTAGTATCTACATAGTTTTTAGTAGCAGCATGTTGAGCAGAAGTAGGATCAACAACGTTTGTTAATTTAAATGTATTAATACTTAAATCTGCAGTTGGTACAGCTAATTGACTTAATGATAAACCTGAAATTAATGCTTTAGATGCATTACCTGTTGCAACATTATGAATAAAGATTGAATCCACACCAAGTGCTGTAGCAGCGGTAGCAGAATTTACAATGTTACTTGCTCCAGCATATAGAACAGAAAGAGTACCTGTAGAAGTAATAGTACCACCAGTTAAACCAGTTCCTGTAGCAACACTTGTTACAGTACCTAAATTTGATGCATTAATAGTTACAGTAGTTCCAGTTACAGAAGTTGTAATACCTGTACCTCCAGAAAATGTAAATGTACCACTAGTTGTAAGTGCAGTACCTGTACCTGATCCAGCAGCTAATGTGATAGATGTAACTGTACCTCCAGAATTTGTGGAATTAATGGTATAGTTTGATTGTGAACCTGAGATTGTTATATTGGTTCCTGCAGTAAGTGCAAGTACACCAGTATTAGCAATAGTTACAGTTGGATTACCTCCACCTGCTGCTACTGTAGTTGTTATACCAGAACCAGCAAGAATACTTGCGGTTGTGCCTGTTGCAACAGCTTGAGCAACTCCAGTACTAGCACCTATATTCCAACCTGCATAACCAGCAGCAATAGTAGCCCATGTATTATCACCTCTTAAATAAGTAGATGCACTTGGTGTGCCTGTTGCACTTAAACTTACTGTAATAGCAGGTGTTGTTGTTGAAGTAGCTATAGAAGTTGAAACAAATGTAGAAGCAACACCAGTAACGTTTGTTACAGTACCATCAGCACCAAATCCAGGGAATGTAGAAATTAAAGCTTTCTTAATTGTGCTATCTGTAGCATCACTAAACCATAATGTATCTTCACCTAATGGAGTAGCCGCAGTAGCAGCTAAGATTGCATTGGTTGCACCTGCATAAAGAATGTTAACTGTAGGAGTTATGGTAGTTGTTCCTGTTACTGAAATACCAGTTCCACTAGATACAGAAGTTACTGTACCTGCAGCTGAATCAGTTCCTGTAATTGTTAATTGTGAAGCACTTGTTCTAGTAATAACAACTGTACCTGCACCTGTTAATGTAACATCATTAGTAGTAGAATCACTACCTGTTAATCTAATTGCTGTTCCACTTGGAGCTGTAGCTAAAGTATAAGTTGTATTAATATCTGTACCAGAATTAATAGGAACCCAAGCACTAGCCGTTCTTAATTGTAACTTGTCTGTTACTGTGTCATAATAAATTTGCCCTTCCGTTGCCGTTGCAGGGACTGTGCCTAAATTCTGAATAACTGCAAATTGCAGTTCATTCTGATTCAGGTTAATACTACTTAGATATTTAATTGCCATGATTTTTGTTTTTTTATGTTATTGTTTATGTTATTTTTTAATTTAAATATGCATATCCTGCAAAAGCGGATGTAAATGTTATTGTTAATATGTTTGAACTATTATATGTAATATCTCCAACAACAACTTGATTTAAATTATCAACTACTGTTACTGAAGGAAAGCTTCCTAAATTATGAGTTATTACCCAGACTGATAATGGTACATCTTGTGTATGTATAAATGTTCCTGTATTGCATAATATTTCTTCAAGATCTATTATTGTACAAACATTAGTTGGTATTACAGGACAAGACATACTTGCTGCAGCATTAATAGAAACAAGTGGTTCAATAAATATACCTACTTGACCACTATCAATAATTGTTTTTGTAGAAGCACTATTTTGCCAATCACATAAGTACTTATTTAAAGTAGCTGTTTCAAAGTCAATATAGCAACAAGGTGTTATGCCAAATTTAATTTCTTTAAAATTTGTATATGCTTGTATTGCAAAACTTTGCTCAGTCTTAATCCTTTTAATAAGTGTTTGCTCCATATTTTATTTATTTCTAAAATCTCTTATTTGTTGAGCTGCTAATTCTAAATTTAAACTTCTTGTAGATAAAACTTCTTGTTGAGTATTACCACTTAATTTTTTAGCTTCCCATTCATTTACACATGTTTTACATATGGCTACACCTTGATTATCAAATGCTTTTTGACAACCACAAGTAAACGTTTTATTACAATTTGCACACTCCATTTTTTTGGTTTTTGGTTTATTTAAATGTCTATTTTTATACTATTAGTATAAATATGTATGTCCACTGCAATTTCCAGTTGGACAAATTATTTTATTTAATCTTTGTTTTGCATAATTATATAGTTGCATTCCTTGAGCTGAAGATTGACAATATTCTACATTAGCTACTGCAGCATCTATCATTATTTTAATATAGCCCATTTCATCTAATAACTGTTGTTTATATGTTTCTGGTTGACATGCTTGAATATCTAAATCACATAAGACTTCATAATATTTGGTTAATAACCTTGTAGTTCTTAAATGATTATACTCCACATATACTTTTAAATTTGGAGAAACACTATATCTAATTATGTAAATACCATCAGGAATTTCTTGTTGAGTAGTTCCGCAATTAACAGTTTGTAATGCAAGAGCACATGCTGTTAAACACATGTCAAAATCTTTATTTACTTTAAGTAAAACAGGAACGGTAAATCCAGGTAGTGTAATTAACAATTCTTCACAATCAACTGCAAGATCTGCAGAATACTGACTTGTATCTTTAATACATAAAAGATTACAATTAGAAACTGTTGGTATTTCTAAACTTAATATATGTTTATCTGCCATTTTTATTTATTTTAATACACTATATATATATAATATACAAAAAAAATAGAATAAATAAAAAAAAGAGTAGGAGTTTTTTATTACCCCTACTCTAATTTTATAACATTCTATTTTTAGAGGTAAATTTTACCAGTAGCTATTTGTTTCTAAAGCAATAGGATTACCTGCGGTATTTGCTAAAGCAACCATTTTGTTAACCAATGCTAATACATTTGTGTTAGCAGTTGTATCTGAACACTTAACATATATTTGGTATACATATTGGTCATTATCAAAAACACCAGTAGGATTATTAAATCTAGGAACAGTGTGTTGAATATAGTATGCTTTATAAGTAACAGCTCTATCAACAGAAGCTAAAAGTTCATCAGACATTTCAATTTCTCTAATTCTTGAACTATCAGTATTTCCTTGGTTAAAAGGAGATTGTCTGTATGATTCAGATAGAATTAAATCTCTAACTACACTTTCACCTTGAGTTTGTTGCATTTGACCAGGAGTGCTTGTAGCAACACCACAATCATTACATGGGTTTCCAGTTTCATCAAGAATAGAAGCAATGATAACTACAGGTTCAGCGTTAAAATGATCTCTAGTATCAAATGAACAGTTACCAAATTTAGTATCAACATAAGCTCCTACAAAATGAACTGTAGCACTAACTTTAGTTGCACCATTAGGATCAGTTGAAGGAGTATAATTTCCAGAAGCAGCAGTACCTAAAGCTTGAGCAATAGTATATACAGTTTGTACACTTACACCTGCAGTAGTTAAAGTTACAACAACACCACCAACAGTAAGAGCAGTAACTGTAAAAGTTCCACCAGTACCACCAGCAACAGTTAATACATCACCTACAGTATATCCAGTACCACGTGCAGCAATATTAAATGTAGCAATAGCACCAGAAGTTACAGTTAAAATATTAACTTTAAATCCAGAACCAGTACCACCAGTAGTAGCAACACCAGAAGCAACAGAGTATCCAGAACCACCAGCCAATGTAGCAGTTTGAACACCATTAGGATCACCTTCAGCAACAAACGGTTTAATTAATGGATTAGCAAGAACCATTTGAGCCATTGCAGCTGAAACTAATGTAACATCTAAAAACAATTGATTATCAATGCAACAAATGTTTGCACTATCACCAATTGAATAAGCATTGTGATTTAAGAAACGTAATGTAGGAGAACCCTTAACATCCATTCTCATAAATTGAGTTTTTCCACAAGGAGCACAATCAGAAGCTAATGATAAAGTAGCAGTAGATTGTACTGCACTTATACAATTAGTTTCCCATACTCTTGAGATAAACTTAGGATTGATACCTTTTGATTTAACAGATTCCTTGTAACCACCGTTACCTGGATTGTTTCCAATTGTATCTCTAGTGTAATAGCTACCTTGTACAAGATAAGCCAATGAGTTAGCTGGTAAAGTACCTCCGGAAATGGCAATTGTTTGCCATGTTGCATCAGTAACTATACCAAGTTGTCCAGCAGTTAATGCTGAGGTTGCAGTTCCGGCAGAAGCCTGTGTGGAAGTTGCAACAAACGTTTTGTAAAACGCATGATTAAAATAAGCCATAATTTTTGTTTTTTTTGTTTATAAATATATAATTTGTACTTTGTGTACACTATAATATAAGAAAATTTTTTTAATTTTCAATTATAATAAGAAAATTAATTTATATTTTGCTGTATTAATAGATTCTTTTACAAGATCTAAGTTATTTACAATTTCTGAATAAGGCATAATTGATTGTAATTCTGTTACTTCTTCAGTTAATTTTTTTAAATATATAATTGCTTCTTTTACATTATTTAAAACCACAGGTGCATCATTTTCATATTTTAATAATGTTTCTGATGCTCCTTGAAATCCTTCTGCTAATTTATCAGCATGTTCATGCATATTATTATATAACTCATTTAAAGCTAAATGTTGAGCAAATGAACCAACACCTGAAACTTGTAAATGTAATTTATGCAAACTTGTTGTAGCATTCATTAAAGCAGTAACCACTTGAGAAGTTTCTTGTGCTAATTCAGCACCAGGTCTTTTTAAAGTTTTTCCATTTTTTTCTTCTTGGTTTATATTTTTTAATGTCCTCATTTTTTAATTATTTCTTTCAGCTTCTGATTGTCCCCTTTGTTGCTGATACATATTTTCAATATCTCCAGCAATAAGTGAGGCTGTATCATCTAGCATTAGTTCAACAACATCATCTTTAAATTGACAAGGAATATTAGTTATACTAACAATTCCTGTATATGGATCAACACAACCTAGTATCTGTATATATATTGGCTTTTGATAATATGTCAATACAGGATTCACAATATTAAAATTTGGGTTTCTATAAATTCTAATCTTATTACCCAACATTGTACAAAAAGTTTCACCCCATTCAAAATCAGGATTTTTTAAAGGATCTCTTAGTAATAGATTTACATTAGCTTCTTCAGCTAAATAAACTGTCATTGATCTTGGATCTAAACAACATTCACTAGTAGCATCTGTACTTATTCTTTTAAATTCTAAATATGTATTTACTGGAAAATTATTTGTTTCAAAATAATTATCTGTAACTGTTCCTGTTAATGACAATTCTCTTAATAAAGGTTGTAAATCATCAATTCTTCTTTTAGATAATTCATCTCCTTCTTTATACATGTTGCCACCATGCAGATTTCTTCTACACCATTCTAATTGCACCTTGTTAAATGCTTCAACAAATTGCCAGCATTCTATATTATCATAGTCCTGGCTATCAAGTTTATTTAATCTTTGCTTTAATTTAATTAAAAGTGTAGCGTTATTCATTTTTTATCTTTTAAGAATTCCAGTATGGCTCTACTTTATTAAGTAGTGACATTAATGCTTCTTCATTTTCTGGATTTTTCAAAAATTGTAAACATTCAGAAGGTGATTTACCTAACTTAATGCCACTATCAATTGGTTCAATCCAACCTCCAGCTTTTGTTGTTATAAATCTATAAAATAAAGAATCTTTTATTAATGCTTTTATTTTTAACTCTTCCATTGATAATGTGGCTACATCTAGGAATTGTGTTGCTGCTCTTTTCTTAGAAGACTCAGCTCCATTTCCATTGATATACTCATCCATATTTTCATAAAGAATATCATTGGGTGTACTCTTAATATATTGTGCACTATCTGCATCACAAATTTTAGCTACATACATTAATTTTGCAGCATTAGTATCATACATTTTTTGTAATTCAACTAAAGCTTTATTTTTTAATTTACTAAGTTCAGTTCTTGTACTTAATGTTTCTTCTTGTGTATCAAGATAAAATTTAGGTGGATTACCCATTTCTCTTGCTTCTCTCAATGATTTTGCTACTATAGAAAAACCACCTGCATAAATTGCTTGTAGTTTAATTAAGTCATAAGGATCTTTATCTGGATCTAAAAATACAGGATCATTTCCACATCTTAAACTAATCTTATCCCAAAATTTTGAATTATCAGGTTTCATTATTGTTAACTTATTCCAGAATTCTTTATCTGTTGGATCAACTACATTAGCAGCTAATTCAGCTTCTAATTGAGAAACAAGTTTTCTGATTTCATCAACTTTAATTTTTCTTGCTTTGGGATCTAACATCTTTACTTCTGGAGCAAATTCATTAAGACCTGTAATGTAACGTTTAACTCCATTCATTTCTAAACAAGCTAAGTTTTCTTCATGGAATACTCCATCATGTAAGGATAGACCATAATGTTCTAATCCCATGTTTTCTTTACCCCTATTAAAATAAGGACGGACAGCAATAGTTTGATTTTTTGTTTGCTGATACTTTTCTACAATTGTGTAATCGTTCATGTTTTGGTTTTTAAAATTTAATAATTGTTTCTATTTGTCAAAAGTACATAATTATGTACAAGTTATTATTATTAATATTTCTAAAGCAAGATATTATTCTTGCTCTAGTTTATTTGACTTAAGGTGTATAAACAATTTTTAATGTTCCTGCGGTATGATATAAATCACCATCCACTAATCCTGCCGCTTTTGCAGCTGCATTATCAGCATAGCTTACACTTACCGTATTTCTAACCCAACTAATTACTTCATTAACATGGAGTAATTTTGCAAGGGCCGTTGTGTTTTCTTGACCTACATAAGCAGGGTCTTGAAATTTTTGAGTTACTTTTTTTATTTGTGCCATGTTATTTTTATTTTAAAATGACTCAGGTGCTGATCTTACGGTAAGCACCTGAGTACTGTTTTAATACTTAATGTTAGAAAGAACCACCTGTAATAGGATTTCTCATAACAATTTTTAATACCTTGGTAGGATCTTTAACCCAGATTGCAGGCATAGTTTGTGACATCATTACACGGTATCCGTTAAAGTTACCTGTTGATGCAAAACCTTGTGTGCGTCCCATGTAATCCATAGTTCCATTTTGGTAGAACCATTTCAATTGATTATCCCAAGATAATTTCAACAAATGGATGTTATCATTTCCTTCATCAGTTACATCAAAAATAATGAAACTATAAGAGCTCAATGGACGGCCATCAATTAATGGATTCTCAATATCATTAGTATTCAAGTTATCAAACGCTGGGTTCAATACAAACTTAACATTAGCTAAGAAAGGAATAGTAAATGAAGTGTAAGCAAATCCATAATCTAAATCCATACCAGAACCTTTAACAGCTCCAATATCACTAGCATTTTGAACTAAACCAGAACCATATACTTCATCAGCAATAGCTTTGTTGATCAATTGCATTCCACCAATACCTGTTTGTACAACAAGTGATCTTTGTGGATCTGGACCTTTGAATTCAACTTTACCTTGATAGAAATTATACAATTCAGATTTAAACATATCAAGTGTAAATGAAGATTTGTTATATACACGTTTGAATGAGTTATCCAATTGTGACCACAAACCTACAGACAATCTGATATCATCAGGACCATCTTGCTTGATACGTCCACCTTTACCCCACATCAAATATGTTTCAATATCTGAAGCAATTTTTGATAAGTGAGCGGCTTCCATTTTTGTAAGAAATGTTCTAGAAAGAGAACCATTTTCAAAAGCTTCTCTAGCTCCAGCTTTACCCATGTTAGCAATTAAACCTTCAATACTTGGTACTGCAGGATCACTAGCATTTTGATTGAAGTTTCTCCAAATTTCAGTTACAGGAACAGTACCATCTGCATTCAAACCACCTTTGATCATAAGATCAGCACGGCTAGAAATAGAATAATGTACGTGTGCTTCAGCTCCTCCTACAAAGTTGTAGAATTCACGGAAACCAGAACCTGTTTCAATGTCAGAAAAACGCTCACCATATTCTCCACGGGCAGAACCCTTACGGAAGAATTTGGTACCTTTAGCCAAATACTTATTATCTAAGCTGGCTACGTTGTTGTTGTTTACTAATTGAACTGTGTAAATAAAACCGTCACCAGCAGGAATGATATCATCAGCTGTGATGTAAAGTTCTAATCCATTGTACTTGTCATAAGTGATAATATCACCATGTCCAAATGTTCTTTTAGAAATTTTAATTTTGAATGTTGTTCCATCTACACCTTTAGTAGCATTAGATGGTTCAATGTCTGCCACAATGTAGGGAAGATCTTGCGCAATAGGAGTTTGCCATTTGTACTCACCACGTGCATTGTCCACCATGATTGTATTCTTTCCACCAAACGAAGCCATTTGATAAAGAGGCATTTCAACTTTTTGAGTCATTGCCCATAAATCAACTGGTCCCATATCCATTGGTTCTGCTGAACCAAGCATTTGGGTTAAGTGATAAGAATCAACATGAGAACTTGCCTTGTAGCTAGTGTCTCTTAGGAAAATCCCATTATTTAATACTGGAGTTGCCATAATTTTTAATTGTTTTTAATTGTTTTTTAATTGTTTATATATTTGTGATTGTTAAATCCTTTTGAAAATGTTATTGGTTCTTGGTAATTTTTTAGTTGGTTGTTTTCTTGTTTCTTCATCTTTATCATGAATGCCAATAGAACTTGAACTATGATTACCTTGTTCTGTTTTTAGTTTTCTTACTGTTTGTTCAACACTTTGTTGAGCTCCTTTATCCATGATCTTTGCTTTATATCCTTCTGGATCTTGCAATAACCATAATGCCTCAGATATCAAACCATAATTTGGTTCTACAAATTGGTATTTTTCAAGAAGATGTCCTAACAAATTAGTATTTCTTCCACTTACAGAAGGATAACTTGGTTGAACTAAACCATTATATAACATGGCTTGAGTTTTTCTATCAACTTTAATATCTCCCAAGTTGCCATCTTTTAAAGTATCATATACATTTTGCATATAATCTTTTGAAGCTTGTTCTTGCTGTTTTTGTTTTATTTGTTGTTCTTGTACTTTCTTGATAACAATTTGTTCTGCCATCTTATCTAATTTTGGTTTAAATTTAGATGCTTGTTGTTCAAGTTTTCCTAAATCTTTCCAAATTTCAATTTCTTCTTCTATTTCATCAGAAGTTCCATATCCTGTAGCATTCAAGTATTCTTTAATAATAATCTCTTGATCTCTTTCAGATTTAATATCTAAATCTCTGGTTTGTTCAACCTGTGCCAATGTAGAAAATAATCCTTTTAAATCAGTACCTCCATCTGCAACATATCTTGCTGCAATCTGTAATTCATCAGGTAAGCTGGCAAAAAACTGTTTAGGTGTTTCACGTCTTACTTGATTTGCTTTTTCTTCTAAGTTAGCTTCAATTAATTCTTCCCAATCTTTTGCAGTATAATCATCAAAAGCTTTTTCATCATCAAAAGGAACTAATTTATCTTCCTTAATCATTTTTGAGAATACATCAGAAATTCCTGAAATAGCTTTTCTACCTCTGGTTTCTTTCTTATCATCATCATCATCATCTAAACCATCTATGATACTCTTTGCATCATCTTTGGTAGTTTTAGAATTCAAATCTTCTTCATCTGCAAGAAGATCTACGGGTGATGCAACTGATTTAATTTTATTAGTTAAATCATCTGTGTCATCAATATCAGGATCTGCAAATGTAAAATCTGCTTTTTTGTTTATTCCTGAAAAAATGTTGTTTGTAGTCTTTGCATTTTTTCCTGATGGTAAAGTAATGTCAGCACCACTTGGCGCTGCATTAAATATCTCATCTAGATTAATGTCTAAAGTTTCTACATTGCTACTCATTGTGTTGTTTTTGGTACTCATCTTATTGTTGGTTTAATAATTAATACTTTATATATATAATATAGTAAATCTTGAGTTATCTAACACTATAATAAACTTATTATATTTGTCAAAATTGTAATCTTTTATGCAGTATATAGCTAACTTAAATTATTTATCCTTTGGTTTTTTAACATCATACTTATTTTTATTCTGTATGGCTATATCTAACTGAGTGTTTGCTATCTGGGTTTGCGCTGCTATTCTTTCTCTTTCAACTTGAAGTTTTTGAGCTTCTGTAGATGATTTACTTACCATTTCTTCACGCTTCATATTCATTTGCTCTCTATATTGAGTTGTTTGTTGAATATCTTTTAGTGTATCTTGGTAATCATTTACTTTGTTTTCATTTATATCAACACCAGCTCCGTATCCAGCAGCTCTAATTTCAGCAACCGTTATATCTTTTTGTCTATCTTTTTCTGACTCTGATTGTTCTAATTGAGCTTTCATTTGAGCTTCCTGCGCCTGTGCTTGTAACTGTTGTTCTTGCATTTGACGTTGTTGTTGCATCTCTTCTTTTCTTTGGTCAGCAATTCTTGCTTCAGCATCTTTAAGAATGTCTGTTACTTCAGCAATAGAATCAGCTTTAACAATATTTCCAAGTTCAAAAATACTTGCACCAGTTGTATTATTAGTTAAAGCCATTTGTTTTAATTGTTCAAGTATAGCCCTGTGATTTGTTTTGGTTGTGGCAAATACATTGAAATCTCTTAATAAAAGATCTGTACCATTAATAGTAAAGTTTACTTTATCTGCCTCAGTAGACATATAACTTAATCTTATACTAGGTTTTGTACTACAATAGTATTGTGCTAAATCAGTTCTCATCTGATGAATTCTTGGCATTAGTTGATCAGAGTGTTGTGTAAAATAAATCTCTGTTTGTGCATATGACTGTTGCATAGCATTAATAACACCAGTGGCTGTTTGTGCTGATACAGCACCACCAAGTCTTTGTGGATTAATACCTATTGCATCAAAACATTGTTGTTTAAAATAATTAGCTAATTGTATTCTACTCATCAATCTACTAGTTTGCTCCATGTTTAGAGTCTGGTAGTGTTGGAAGTTTACAGCATTTTCTGTATTAGTAATACTTGTATCTAATGGAAGCATTTGAAAATCCTTCATTGCTACGTATGCTTTAGCATAATTATTTTTACCCCAATCTTCACCCATTGAGTGACGTGGTAAAGCATTCTGATCAAACATAATTACAGTACCTAATTCATCTATAAGGATATCTGCAATCTGATTGTTAACCATATTATATCCTACTTGATAGGCTTTCATTAAATCTACTAAAGAAGTAGATCTTGTATTTCTATCTGAAAATACCCTTCCTTCTACTGGAAGTTTGCAACCATATAATGAATTATTGCCTTTAAATTGAAAAGGTAATCTTCCTGGTTTAGTTCTGTTAATACCTAAATAAATAGGATTCAGTCCGTCAGCTGTTGTACCTACCCATGTAGCTGGAGTATTAGGTCCAACTTTAACACCTCCCCAAACTTCATTTATCCAAATCCAATCAATGTGTTCTCCTTGTAATAAAGTATCCTTTGATTTGTTTTTAAATATTGATGTATCATAAATAGCTTTCTCAGTTATTCTAAATGTTTCATCTATAATTTCTTGAGTAATTTCACCATCTAATTCAACCTTAGTTAAATGACCAACCTTTCTTTGAGTTTTCCAATAAATTGTACATACTCTCATTAAATTACTATCACCAAAATAAGCTAAGTCTTCACTTTGATTTAAAATCTGTGTTAATATATCCCCACCTTTAACAGGATCTGCCATGTAATTACTTGTATATTGTCTATATGCTAATCCCGGTGAATTTGTATTCCATGCATGTGACTTAGTAGCATCATAATAAGAACCATCATTTTGGTACCCATTAACCCTATATTGAGCAGAAGTTAAAGGTTGAATTTGTTGTAATGATTCTAATTGTTTATAATCCATTAAGTATCCATATCTATCCACTACATCAGATACAGTCATTAAATCAATCTTACCTACATAGGCAGAATCTGATATATATCTTTGATCTGGTGATTTTTGGTAGAATGTTAAAACAGGATTCCATAATTCAACATCATAATCATCTTCTAACATACGGAAATGCCAAAATTCCCTATCAGCAATAAGCATATCTCTAAAGCCTCTTTCTTCAAGTTCTTGCATTTTGAATCTTTCCTCATCAATATTAAGTTGATGTGAGGCCCATTCTTCAACAGAACTTCTATATGACTTGCTAAAAAAATCTTGAATTTCAGGTAATGTCTTAATATTTTCAGGAGCAAGTTGTTGTTTAGCTTCATCAGATGCCGGGTCCATTCCCATTTGAATCATCTTTTGTACTAACTTTCTTTCAGCATCTGCAAGTAAAGCTTCTTCAACTTGCATTTTTTTCTGTTCAAGCATCTCATTATAAGACTTGTCATCAACAGCTCTGAATTGAACTTTGTTGTATCTTTTGGAAAACTCTCCACTCAATACATTAATTACATTAGGAACAATAGGATAAAATTTAAGTTCTAAAGCAGAATCATTCTCCTTAGTTAAAACGTCCATTAAATCTTTATAGTCATTATCAGGCTCAACTATGTAGTCTGATTTATCTATAATACCTTTAGCTAATTTATAATTTTTTAGAAGCCTTCTGGCATTAACTCTTAAAAATTGTATTCCTTGTAATTCTAACCAATCTAAATTCCAAGAGGCCCAATCATCTGTTTTTTCAGCATATGGTAAAAACTGAATAGGTTGTGTAAGATTAGAAAAGGATGCACCTTGTTCTTTTCTTGCACCGGCTTTCAATTGCATTGCATTAAGTACTTTCATTCTAATTTTTAATTAGTTAATTTATTTATAATTCTTGAAGCCTGATCTCTTAATTGTTTTGTCAGTATTGTTTCCATTACGCCCAATATTTTTAAAGGGACTATACATTAATTTATACAAATTTTTTGAATTATCCAAAGATTTCTCTTCAGATTCACGTCTTTTTGAAAAACCTCTATTAGATTGTTGTATTTTTACAAAAGCAACTAATGCTCCAAATGCAACTAATCTATCTACGTTAAGTCCGGGGTAGTATGCTAACATCTCTTTTATTAACATTCCATCTGGTATTCTTTCTACCCCTAATGTTTGTTTTGTAACAACACCATTAAGATCACTTTCCTCATCTATAACCTCTCTTAAAAATTCAATTGCATATGAAATTAAATGGCTTTTAAATAATACGCCTGTATTTTTCCAGCCATACTCTTGATATACAGTATTGTTTGAACCAAGATCTTTTAAAAATAATATCTGTTGTTTAGGAACTAAATATCTTTGTTTTTTTCTAGCAATCATATGTTGAATAAATAGAGATATATTATTTTCCACTATTGTCCATGCATTGTACCATTCTATAATTAATTCTAATCTTTCATGTGTTTTATTTATATCATCAAATCTGCCACACCATGATGCTACAATTTTATCTTTCTCTAGAAATTGTTCTACATCTCCAGATATCATAGTTCTTGTAACCTCTGTTGCATTCTTATAAACAAAAATACTACATAAAGAATCTGATGTTGTAGTCTTACCTTCTGATACAGGGTCAATAGAAGCATAATAGGCTCCAAACTCTGGACTTTTAATAGGTCTTTCCCAAACCACAATACTTCCTGTTTTATCCACTTGTTTTTTATCTACAGGAAACCTGCTTATTGGTAGCTTACTTGTTCTTTTAGCAAAAACTCCTTTTTCATCTCTATCCAATTCTAATAATTCATATGGATATTCTTTCTCTTCTATTTTTTTTGCTTGTCTAGATAATATTCCTTGTGGAAATATTGATGCTTTTCTATAGGCAAATGCTTCTGCTATATTTAATGGTTTTTGAGATATTCTTAATTGAAACTGTTCACCATTTAATTCATTCTTCCATCTTTCTCTTTCAATACGTATAGCCTCTTCTGCTTCTTTTACTAAAGAGTTTCCATAGTCATCAATAAAAGGAGGCATTGACCATTGTTCAGGAATAAATAAACCAGCCATACCTATTGTTCCATCTGCGTCAATTAAATCTGTTTCTACAGCATATATATCATTTGCTACTGGATTAGAAATCATTTCCTTTAAAGGATTACATTGTTCTAAATCTCCAACAGATCCTGCTGCTATAAACATACCTGTAGTCATCATACCAGATGACATTGCAGGACGTAAGTACTCATATGTCTCAGACATTTTTGGTGCTATCCCTGCTTCTTCATGAAAGAAGTATGTACACGGTCCACCTACTCCGGTAGTTGCATTTTTTTCAAAAGAACCCCCTTGTATTTTTGACTTTAGACCCCTTGCTGTTTTTCTATTTCCAATTTTTACTTCAATCTGCTGTTGCCAAAGAAGAACTTTTTCTGGATTACTTGGTCTATACCAAGCAGTATGCTCATTTAAGAATGTCTTGTATTCATCTAAAAATTTCCAAGAACCTTTATCATTAATAAAATCTTTAAGAGATGCACCAATCTTGCAAATACTTCCTTCCTCAAACCAATACGTATTAATAATTTTACCCATGTGAAAATAAGAGGAAGCTATCTGGCGTTTTTTTAATATTGCTGAATGCTTGTCATGTAGTTCTGCAAGTAATTCATATAATGCCATGTGATATTGAGCATCTCTTATTTTTGCAAATCCGTATTTTTTTTCTTCTTTATCAAAGATGGGAAGAAAATTTAACCACATGTAATAATCTCTAGTTAAATACCAGCTTTTATTTCCATCATTATAAATGACTCCATGTCTACATTTATTTTTTTGATCTTCCCAATATGTAGTAAAATCCTTTGACCTAAATGGATTATTACAATAAAACCCTTGTGCATTAAACTTTTTAGCTTCCTCATTAAATTTATATGAAAGCTTATTAAATTCATACTGACCAGGAACACTAAATATACTTAAAACATATTCAATGAACTCTCCTTTAGTATTAAAGTCCGTGTTGGTCCAATTACCATCTTGATATGTTGGTATTGATTTATACATATTTAAACTTAGCAAACACGTCTCCCTCATGTATTAACAAATGTTCTTCATCATTATGCATCATGGTTGTTGGTAGACAATGTTCACTATATTGAATCACATCTCCTATCTCAATCTCTGTGATTCCTACACCTACAGCAATTACAGTTCCTTTATTTTCATTTTTTTGAGATGCTTCAGGTATAATTATATTAGTATTTTTAAAATAAGCATTAGCTTTATTTTGTTTTATTAATAATTTTTTTCCTACTGGTATTACTTGTTGTATCATTTTTTTAGTTTTAATATTTATTTTATCATCAATTGGTTCATCAATTGGTTCATCAATAAGCTTTAGCTCTACTGTAATTGGCTCATCCCAATAAAGAAAGGTCCACTTTTCTATCTTCTCTTTCATTACACCTGATCATATGCTAAACCAGCTCCTCCACGCACAGAACTTTCTTGTTCTATTTTCATATCTATTAATGTACCCTTATATGACAACCTAATTTGGTCAAATTTAGATGCTGCATTTATCATTGAGTTTATGTTACCATCCCTACCATGTTCAATAGCGGTTACTTCCATATATTTGGCAAGTCTATCAAGCATTGATTTAATCCCTTTGTATGCTCTGAATGTTGGTGTTTCATATAATTTATAACACATATCTAAAGCATATCTTATTTTAATATCTTCAGGAGAATCTTCTAATTGAACTTCTTCAATAATAATATCTTCTTTCTCATGTTCTGGAATATTAAAAAAAGGATTCATATCTGGGTTAGGACAACTCATATAAAATATGTATTGGTAAACTTTTAAATATGTATCTGGATATTCATCCATTATAATTTTTAAGAAAGGTAAAGCATAGCAATGTTCTGATGGAATTACTTTACTATTTTGTATATCAAATAATCTTATTAACATAGTTTATATTTAAGAGTTCATATATGTGACTATTGACGCATAAGTATTTGTGGAATATATTGGTGTTGGAATACCAGCAATATATATCTGCACAATTCCTGATATATATGCATTAGCTACTGTATCCCAAACATATCCAACACTTAAAATATTAATTGCATCAATATACATATTTGATTCACTTGCTAAACTATAATAATAATTTACAGGTATATTGGAGTTGTTAGTTTCAGCTGTTAATTGAACTTGTGTAATTGTTACATTTGCCATAATTTATTTTTTAAATAGTTCTTTAAAATCATCATATTTAATTTTAAGTGTAATTGGGGTTGACAATCCTCTTAATAATACATCAGTATATTCTTTTTGGAATTTATCTGTATTATAGTGAAAATATTCTTTAAAATATATCACATCATCTAATTCAAGTGTAATCTTAGTATCTTCAAATCTAAAGTCTGTTGGGACTCTAGACTGTTTAGATTGGATTGCTACTGATACTGTAAATTCTTTTTTTGCCATAATTTTATTTATTATCTTTTAACCACATTATTAATGAAGATACTTCATCTTTTAAATATGGGACTTCATATATTTTAATTTCATCTAAAACAGGTTCTCCATTTATATGTTCATTTATAGGATATCCGTTTTCATCTTCTCCCAATTGTTTAAACTTTACATGTTGTATTGTTAGCTTTCCTATCTTAAGTAGAGGATTATGCTTTTTAATAATATACGCATAAATACTGAGTTGTAGACTATAGTGTATTAAATTGCAATCATCCAAATGACTAATAGGTTTATACATTTTATTTGTAACACCATCCCAATTAGTAAATCCTTTTTCTTTAATTTCCTTATTTGTCTTATAGTCATTAATATTAATATACCCATCTATAATTTCTACCATATCTGCTTGTCCACATAAACCCGCTGATTTTAAATAAACCATATGTTCTGGATACATTCCTGCTAATAAAGTTTGTTTAGGTGCTAATTTCACACCCTCTTCATTTATAAGAGGTTTGATTATGGGTAGTTCTGTTCCATTACGTTCAATTGTATTAAAATCCAATATATCAGATTCCCTTTGACCATGATAAAAATTACCAAGATTAATAGCTCTTTCTGTCTCATTATCCCATGCACTGATTATTTCTTTTTCAGTCATGCCATACCATTTAGAGTGTTTATTCTTAGCAGATTTTTTTGCTTGTCCTTCTTTATCAAATTTGGGTTTAAGCATTCCTATAAATGAAGTGACACTCAACCATTTGATGTTGTCATCTTCTATACTTTCATAAGTATGTCCATCTTCTTTGAATATAATAGCCATTACCCTGTAGTTAAAGTTTGTGGTGCTTCAGCCCCAGTTATTTTACACAATGGATCATTTGTTGTTGTAGATATATAGGGGTTTGTTGTTATGCTTGGATAAACATTATACACATGATGCCCATTATTTCTATTATCATATAAATTAGCTTTAATGTCTGCTTGCAAAAGCACTTGAGCTGCTTCTGGAGTAATCATTTTATAAGTTAAAAGATCCTTTACTATTTCTGATACTGTCATAATGTTATTTTTTAATTTGTTGATTTACTTTTTCTTCTAGTTCTTCAGTCATTAATGAATCCCAAAAACCTTTAGGGCAAGAGGTTGACAATGACCGCACCTTAAATGCAAGACTGCATCCACAATCTGAGCAACAAGGTTGTGTACCAGGAGCTAAACAACTATCTCCAGAAGCATCAAATAAAGAACACTGTATGCAAACTTGAAATCTATCTGTAGCTACAGCTTCAATGTGCTCTTGTTTAAATATATTGTTTTTAATTCCTTCAACAATATGATCTGCATTTTTAAATGCATTTAAGTATTTTTTCCATTTACCGTTCATATTACTTTGCTTTAAATTCTTTTTTCTTTAATATATCTGCTTCCATTTGCTCTAATGCTTTAGACATTTGTTCAATATTATTCTGTATAGTTTCACTTTGAGCATAACCATTATAAGTTCTTTTAGTTAAATTACCCAATGTACTTTTATTTCTTTTAATTGAATTTTCTAATTTAGTCTTTCTTAAATAAAATGTTCCTAATCCATCTATATTAATCCTTGGATATTCTAATTCAGATATTTTTTTTCTAAGTTTTCCATAATAAAAAGATATAAAATCATCCACTACTTGTGGATGCACTCCCACTTGTTCAGCTATATCTTGTTTAAATTCTTTATATTTTTTGGGATTCACGTCCTAATATTTTATAATCCAACAATACCAACCCGTTTGTCTGAATATTAATGTCTTTATTTAAAGAGATAGTTTTTTTATTTATACCATTTTTTACTATCAGTTTTTTCTTTTCTGCTTTAACCAAAGCATTTCTAGCTGATTGTGGACTTTTAAATATTTTTTCATCAGCTAATAATATACAAAATTTAGTTAGCTCCACTTTTGTATGTTTTGCTAATTCAGACAAACTTATAAGTTCTGAGGCACCAATAAGTATGTTATTAAAAAAACAATACGTGAGTATTTGATATTTAATAGTATCATCAATATCAACCTGTAGTTTTAAATCTACTTTATTTACTATTGCCATTATTTTAAACTTATTATCATATCAACTAAGTCAGGATGTGGATAGCAATCTGATTTATCCTTTCTAACATTGGTATGTGTGAGTAATCCTTTTATTTTACCATAGCATGCATCCTCATGATAATCAAATGCTTTTTTTGGACCATGCTTTTGTATTAATTGTTTTAATCCCAATCTGATATCAATCTGGTCTCTTTCACCAACATATTTAATCCATTTCTCAATTTCTTTAATCTGATTGTCTGAATAAGAATGCCAATTGGTAAATCCTTTAAATGGTTCTTCCAATATTGTTACTTCATCTGTTTGAGTCACTGTTCCCACATAGGTTTTATATTCCTTAGTTAATGGGCCCATACAACAAACTTCTAATCCAACAGAATGTCTATTCATCCAGCCAGATTTAGTTGTTCCTAAATGCCAACCTTGATTTCCTGTTGGAAAAGCTTGAACCATATGACCATCATATTTAGCATCACCGGTTGTATGATTTCTACCCCCTAAAACAAATTCTGTACCAACAGCCCCCCGGTCATCTTTATTCCACATATCAATAGTAGCATATGGATTATTATTTCCAGCTGTGTGATGTAAGAATATATATTCATTTTTAATAGGCCCTTGAATATATTCACCTTTAGATAAATAATGTTTATGAATTAACTGATCATAATTGGTCTTAAAGTATTGACCATATATATCACTATCTTCATCAATAGCTTCTTGTAATGCTGGAGTTTTATTAAATAATAAAGTCCACATATCTGAATCTACTATTCCTGTTGGTGGAATATTATTAGATAGTTGGAATCTAATTACAGCTTTTTCTGTTGCTGGTCCAAACTGTCCATCTTGTTTTAACAAGAGTTTGGATTGAAGAGTCTGTACATCTAGTCCAGTACTCCCCCTTTTTAACATTTGCATATTATTCTATACTAGCTGCAGCATTTTCCATAGCTTCTTTAAAAGCTTGTGCCTCTGCAGAATTAACAGGAACTTGACCACCCTCTTTTTGAGCAGCATAAGCCTGGGCCATAAACATTTGTGCTTGAAGTCTTTCAGCTCTTGATTTTTCAATTGTAGCTAAAAGCATCTCATACTCTGCCTGAACTTCTAAATGTGGGATGTTGTCTTTGTAGAATGAAGAGATTTCTTCTCTACGTGCATTCAATTCTTCTTTTGTTAAGATGGGATCTTTCTCATCTAACGGGTTGTTGTTTTTTGCCATTTTAATTTTTTTATTTAAACGTTATACTGCAAACATACAATAATAGTTTAAATAAAAAAAGTTTAATGACTTTTATTTTATTTCATTCTTTTTAAACAACCCAATTACGGTTTTCAGTTCTGACGCTTTATCAAAAACAACGCCTCCCTCTAAAACTTCTACTGTCCAATTTCCATTCATACTATCATCACTATCATTAGATATAAATCCAATATTCCCAATGCTTAAAGTATAATAATACCATGGTGCATCACTTCCACTTGATTCTGGAGTTTCATCAACACGTTCAAATCCTAATTTAGTTAAATCAATTTCTCTCATCTGGTTCTAATTTAAACATCACTAATTTTTTCATGTACTCAATTGCACTTTCTTGATCAGGAAATTTAGCCACTAATTCTTGATTAGCGTAAACCCTAAACTCCTCCACATCATTAACCCAAGCCTGTGTAATATTAATTTTCATTACTTTTTCTTTTTCTTTTGAGTTCCTTTAGGCATTGGGGGATTTTCTTTGTGCCATTTCTTTGTTGCTGCTACACCTTGTTTAATAGTTTTAGCCCCAGCTTTTTGGGTAAGATTAATTTTATCCCACTTACCTTTATCTGTATTAGGATGGTCCACAATGATATCCCCCGGTTTACCTTTACCTACTTTTTTGGCTTTTTTGTAAACCACATGCTTTTCATTTCCTGCGGTTAACTTAGCCATTACTTCTTCTTTGTTTTTGTAGCTCCACCCATCTTAGCTTTCATTGCACCGCCCATTCCATACTTCATAGATCCACCCATTCCGTATTTCATAGAACCGCCCATGCTATCTTTAAATGCAGAACCTCCCATTTTTTTCTTAGGAGCAGCACCACCCATACCATATTTTATTGCACCACCTTTGCTTTTCATAGGCGGAGCAGTAGTAGTATCCTTTGTTATTCTAGGAGCAGAATAAGTATTCATACCCATTTTACCATCCATTTGTGTTTTAGATTTATTATCTGTTGGAAAATATTCATCAGGTTTTCTATTTAGGTTTTCTTTATTTTTTTTTTGTTGAGCTATCCTAATTTCTGTACCAACTTGTGCTTTGCCTGTACCACCACCATATTTTTTGTAACCCATTTTGTTTCTAACTTCTGTTGGAAGTTTAGCTAATCCTTTTTTACCAGCGGGTACATCTTTCATTGCTCCACCCATAGCCATCTTAGGTTTTTTACCTGCAGCTTTCATAGCTATTGCAGTAGCAGCTTGTTTCTTAGCTTTTACGGCACCACCTTTTTTCATCATTGAATCTCTCTTCATTGTTGAGTCAGACATCATTGTTCCGCCCATTTGCATTTTCTTTACAGTTTTCATAATTTTTGTTTTAAGTTTTATTTTTTTACACAGTTATTGTATGTCTTACCATACATTTTTTTTGTCCCTTTTTTTTCATAGCCTGGCCAGCATTTCTTTGCAGCACCTTTTTTAGGAGTGCCCATATTTATTTTATTCTTTAGTGCCATGTTATCTATATTTTGCAGCTTTCTTAGCTACGGATTTTGGTTGTTTCACGAATTGTTTTCCTTTAGCATTACCTGCTGCCTTGGCTTTATTAGTAGCTGCTTTCTCAGAAGCACTTAATGCATCCCATGCTGCAGAAGGCAAATACCTTTTCTTACCTTTAGACGGTTTTCCGTCTGAGGTCTTCCATTTCTCATTACCCCACTTCTTAAGTGACTCTTGTGATTTAGCTAGTGCCATTACTTTTTCTTTATTTTATTCTGAACTGTTTGAGACAGTTCTTTCAAATGAAATAACTTTACACTTGTTTTACCATGTGTCTTTCCAGAAAATAATGTACCATCTGGCATTTTATGATTACCACCATTATATAGTGTACCATCTTTCTTATAGTGATTTACGCCTTTCATTTGTATCCTCCTCCTGCTTTTTTATATTGAACAGCAAGTAGTTGTGCTTTACGTGCAGACCACTCACCTGGATCACCACCCTTTGTACCCGCTTTAATCTTATTAAAGAGAGTCTTACGCATTCCTGGTTTGGTGTAATTACCGGCAGCGTTTACTTTTGATTTTGCCATTACCATTTAACTTTATCTGCCCAATAAGCAGCACTCATTTTACCTTTACTAATATTTGCTGCGTGTCTAGCCTTAAAAGATTTTTGTCTAGCCTTATCTTTTGGTGTGCTAGGATTTGCCCCGGCACCACTTACACCTTGCTGACCAAATCTAATAGTCTTTACACTATCACCTTCTTTTGCCACAACAACATGTGACTTAGTTGGATGTGAGGGAGTACGCTTTGGTGTATTATAACCAGCTACCCCTGCACTTGCTAACCTAGAGTCTTTTTTAATTGCCATCTTTTGTTATTTATTAATAATCCTTCTATAGGAATAATATACAAATTTCTGAGACAAATATAAAATAAATTTTTATAAATTGCTCAGGAAACTTAAAAAAATTTTTTGTCCCCAAAAAAAATAATGTGTATTGCATTGGTTGTACCTTCTACTGAATTGCTCCCCAGCTAATTATTGCGGTGAGGGTACCCCCGCTTCTGTGGTACCCAAAATTAAATAAAATACAATATTATGAGCGTTTATTTCAGAAAATTAAGAATCAATGAGACAACTGGCACAGCCACAATCATTGCAACAGACTCACCAATCGTGAGCAAACAAACTACACTGGCAGGCATGCCCGTGGGCACACGTACACAAGGTAGTGTAGTCTTTGGAGTGCTAAGCCTTATTGACCCTGCAACTAATCAGGTGATGAAGGCTAACCATCCAACCATCACTGCCTTGCAGAAAAAACTAAATGCTGGTGATGAAATGCCAGGATTCCAAATGAGTAGCAACTTTGTAGTTGACATTCAAACTGGTGAGCTAACAACCCTTAAATGGATTGAGGCTGTGTAACATCAGAACAAGAGAGGAGTGTAAAAGCTCCTCTCTTTTTTTAA